GCGCCCAACTCGTAGGAGCTGTGGACGTATAGGCCATGCTGCCGTTTAGGCAAATGTTTGTTGCCGTGCCTTCAACGAGCAGGCCTTTGAGCGCAAGTGAGCTCGGGTCGTGGTCAAAGCGAGCAATGTCGGTTCCTGCCGAAGTCAGGACTCCGCTGACATTGATGAATGTCGCATTAGCGCTTGCACGTGTAAATATCAAGCGCGAATCAAGCGATCCCGTGGTGAAGTCTAGCGTGAGCGTAGAGCCGTCGCCGGCGCGAGACATTAGCTTGCTCGCGTAGCTCGAGCCGCTGATCCGCGATAGCCTGGGACGGTTGGCGCGATTCATCAGAGGGTGGACCAGAACGTGCCCATGGTCGGGGTGCCGCTTGACTTGAACTGGGCGGTGACGTACTGCGCGCCCGCCAGGTCGATCAGGGCCGCTGCGGGCTCGACGTTGCTCGCCGCCGCGAGTGCCGGCGAGTACAGGTTGCCGCTCGGGGTGCCCGCGACCTGCGTGATGCCGCTGAAGGTCCGGTGGTTGGCCGTGCCGTCGATGGTGTAGTTCGGGACGGTGCCGCTCGTGAAGGTCAGGGTGAGATCCGCCAGCACGGTCGGGACGTACCAATACGACGCCACGTTCGACCGGGTGTAGGTGACGCCCGTCGGGGTGCCGGCGGTGGTCGTGATGGCCGCGCCACCGAGCGTGGCCGAGAGCTGGAAGGTGCTCGAGCCGTTCGTGGCAATGATGTAGTACGTGGTGGGGTTGACGTACGCGGGAACGGTAATCGTGCCCGAGCCGCCGAAGGTGCCGGCGATGGTGAGGGCCTGCCCGACCGCGAGGGTGGGGTTGGCGTTGCAGGTGAAGTTGCCGGCCGTGTCGGCAATGGTCACCCCGGTCAGGGTGCCGCTCGCGTCCGCGTACTTGCGCCAGTTGAGGAGCCGCATCCCGATACTCGTCTGGGCCGTGGTGGCGGAGACCATGAACGGCATGACGTAGAGGAGGGACGGGTTCTGCCCGCTGACGCTCGCGCTCGTGTAGTCGAAGAGCAGGGTGGACGTCGGCGGGGTCTGGAGGAACACCGCGGCGGAGTTGGCGTAGGTCGCCGGCACGGAATCGGCCGTGACCTTGCGGAAGTTGTTCTGTGCGGTGGTGATGTCCATATCAGATCTCTCCTCTGCGCTTCATGTCAAGCGCGATTGCGACCGCCTGGTCCTGCGGCTTTCCCTCGGCGATGAGGGTGCGGATCTTGTCGCTGACGGCCTTGTCGGCCTTCTCCATGAGCTTCAGGCCGGCCTTGACGTCCTCGCGCTCGAGGTCGGAGGGCTTGGCGGCCGTGGCCTTCGCGCCGGGGCGGGAGGCCGTGCCCATCGCCTTCGCGCCGGGGCGGGACGATGCAAACTTCTTATGCAGCTTGCCGTCTTCGGTAAGCGACACGCCGCCGGATCCTCGGCCATACGCCAAGACGGAAGTCATGCCATACTCGGAATACCGAAGCACGCCGTTTTGCATTCCGCTCACGCGCTCAATGCCTTCGCGCATGGACTTCACGGGCTGCTTGGCCTTCGACTGCTCGTCCTCAACCCAGTACCTGCCCATCGTGGACTTCTCGCCATCGCGGGAAAAGCCCTTGCGCTTCTTGAGCGGCGGGAGCTTTTCGTTCATCGCATTGGACGCGCTGTTAGCCTCATTCCACGAGCGATAGGTCTTCGCGCTGACGGGCTTGCCCGTTCGATTGGACTTCACCGTGTACGCGCCCTTGCCATCCGTGTCGGCAAAGGTGGCTCGGTCATCCTCTTCCGGGTAGTAGTAGATGTATTGAGCATCTTCCTTCACGACATGACCGACAGATGCAAACGTCGCCTTCGCGCTGGGGCGGGAGGCTAGCAACTTCTTCTTCCGCTCAACCTCCCGCAGGTAGGATTCTAGTTCATCGCGCATCGCTCCAGGCGGCGTTTGGCGAAGCTTATTGTCGACCTGCAAGGCCCTATCGCGGTAGTGAATGAACGCGATGTACTTGCCCTGCTTGAACCGAGGCGCATCTGGCTCGTCTTGCCGCTTGGCCCGTTCATCGATGTATCGGTCCTCTGAAAGCCACTTGGCCGGAAGTGCCATCACCGCTTTCGCGCCGGGGCGGGAGGCCGTGCCCTTCGCCTTCGCGCCGGGGCGGGCAGACTTGCGCTTGCGCCGCTGGAGTTCGTCTTGCGCTGTCAGCGAAAGATCGTGGTAGTAGTTCCACTTGTTCCCATCCGGCATCGCCTTCGCCGCCTGCTGTGCATCGTTGATGATGTACCGCAGGGCAGAATCCGTCACGCCCGCCAGCCATTCCTTCGCGGCGCGGAAATCAAGGTGTACGGTGCCATCGCGCATCACCTGTTCGGCGCGCCCCATCTTCGCCTTCGCGCCGGGGTGCGCCGCCATGCCCAGCCGGGCAGCGATCTGCTTACGAGTGTTGCTCATGTCCCTCATCGTAGCGTTCCTCCTTGTAGTTCACGCATTCACGAAGCCCGGATCGGGGATCTCGCCGCGGTCCACCACCGACTGGCGCGCACCGTTGTGCCGCTTGATCGCCGCGTAGTCCAACGTCCCGTTCGGGCGCGTCCATCCCTTGTCCAACGCCATCGCCGCCGGCACGGGGATCAGCGCGCAGCGGCAATTAAAGCCGCAGGGCGGCGTGAGGCCCATGCGGTCGAAATCCTTGATGGTGCCCACGTAGCCGTCCATCGCCCGGTGCGCTGGCCGCGTGCGGGGGTCCTTGGTCGCGCTGTACTGCACCAGCGGGACAAACGCCTGGACGCGCTCGTCGCGCAGGACCTCGGCCGCGCCCTCGGTGGTCGCCCGGTTCGTGTTGGTCCGCAGGACGGTCTCAAGGCGCGCCGTGGAGAGCTCCGTGCCCGTCAGGGCCTGCGTGGTCGTCACGAAGTCCCCGAGGTTCATGGACCGGATGATCTTGCCCACCGTGCTCTTGCCGGGGCGCTCCTCAATCACCCGCGCCACCAGCTCTTGCGTCTGGCGGGTCTGCTCGGGGGTCATGGCCGTCACGAAGAACGTGTCGTTCGTGATCCGCTTGACGGTGGTGATCCCCCCCTCCTGCGGGCGGCTCAAGACCCCGCGCAGGAGGCCGTCGAGGATGGGGCTGCGCTTGCGGAGGTCCACGAGGGCGTTCTGTCGCTCGTGGTCGCCGACCTCGCCGGCGCTTGCCCGTGCCGCCTTGACGAGGAGCTCCCAGTCCTTGCGGGAGATCGGGACGCGCCGGCGGAACCACCCAGCGATGGGCTTCATCCACTTGGACCCAAACTCGGTCAGGACGGGTAGGGCGGCGAACTCCACGACGTCGCCGTCCTCGAGCATCCCCTCCACGGCCTCGTCGGGAACCTTGGCGCGGTCAATGGTGCCTCGAGCGCCTGCGAGCCAGGACGCCATGAGCAGGGCGGCCGTGACCTCGGCGAAGGCCTCCCATGCCTCGGCGTCGGGCTCCCCGCGCACCTGGGCTGCGAGGGCGCGGCGGTAGGTGGCCTGCGCCTCCTTGAGGGCACGCCGGAGGTGCTTGTCGAGGGTGTCGCGGGTCATCGCTTGCGCTTGCGGACGGCAGCGACCTTCGGGGCCTCAGGCGCGGGCTCCTCGCCCTCGTCAGGCTCATTACCCTTGCCAAGAAGCGCCGCGAGGGGGTTGTCCGACGCGCCTGCGCCTTGGCCGCCGCCAAGGATGGCCTCGCCGTCCTCGGGCTCGGACAGGCCGAGCAGGTCGCGGACCTCGCGCTCGCTGACGCGGCCGCCGAGCTGCACGAAGGCCTGGATGGCCTCCATGCGCTCCTTGGCGTTGGGGCGCTCGGGGGCGAACTCGAAGCGGATGCCGCGGGCTTCCTCCTCGCTCGCGCCGAGCATGGTGGCGATGACCCGGACGAGGTCCGAGTTCACGCTCTCGGCGAGGGCGTCGGCGTGGTAGCGGATGACGCGGGAGAGGGTGTCGGCGTGCAGGTCGGCGACGCCTGACCCCATGCCCGTGCCGCCGGCCTCGCTTGAGAGGCTCTGCCCGAGGATGGCCTCCTTGAGCTTGGACGAAAGCCAGTTCACGAGCTCCATGAAGATCTGGGCTCGGCCGGCGTTGGCGTCCTTGATGTCGATGTCGTACATCGACTCGTTCGGCCCGATCCTCGGCAGCACGACCGAGTTGTCGTTCACGAGGTTCTGGAGGATCGTGAGCATCTCGCTCTTGGCGGCGTCGTTGCCGGCGGGGTAGTACCCGACCCGGATGCCGAGGGCGTAGCGCTCGATGTAGGCGGCGGCGTTTTGCAGGACCTCCTGCTTGAGCAGCCAGATGTACCAGCAGACGTCACGCGCCCCGACGCCGCGGTAGACGGCCTCGCTCGTGTTGGGGTCGATGAAGCTCGG